AGAAGTTCATTTGAACCGCTATTGTTGGGGGTGTTAATGTTTCTGAGTTTGTATTCTCCATATTATTTCTTTTTAATTTTTGATTTGGAAGTGGTTGCATATCGGTTTATTATCTTATCTAGGTAATCCTCAATAGCTATCCTGATATGTTCTGCCGCTGGTCTTTCATCAATTTCTTTAAGAGAATTTAAGCTATTCGGTTCTATATAAACACTAAACCTTTTCTTCTTTTTACCTGACTTCCTGCGGTCTTTAGAGTGCATCTTTGCGTGTTCTGCGTGAGTCGTTATCATAAGATTCCATATACTGTTGTCCGACTTATCTCCGTTTATGTGATGAACCACCTCACTCTTATCAAGTTTCCTACCTAGACATTTTTCCATTACCGCCCTATGAGCTGTCATACTTTTTCCCTTAACCACTTTTATTTTATAGTTAGATGTGTTCACAAACAATAGTATACATCAAGAAGATGTATAGTTGTCAATAGGGAAAATAGGGGTTTAGCGGAAAGCCATGTAGAGGAGGTCGTCTGCGTTCACATCGGTTATCATCCAGAGTTGATTTATGTTGCTTATGTTTAGCACCGGCGTTTCTTGTCCTGCATCTAACTCAAAGCCTGCGGTTGTACTGGTTGTTCCATCGGGTTTAGTTACGCCTTCAACACCTAAGAAGATGCTAGTAGCGTTGTCGGAAGGAGCTTTGAAGATAACACGAGAGCAGGGTACATCTGGAAGTTGGGCTGCGGTTGTGCCTCCTCTTACTTCTCCTGTAACGATTGTCTTAAATGCTTGGTCTATCATAGTTTAGAAAATTGGTGATGGGCTTGCTGATGCTGAAGGACTTGCTGAAGCTGAAGGGCTGTCTGATTGTGAAGCTGATTGGCTTAAAGAAGCTGAGCCAGAGGATGACTCTGATGCTGATGGGCTGGTTGAACCTGAAGGACTCAAACTTGCTGAAGATGATTTAGAGGCACTAGCGGATGGAGATTGGCTACCTGATGGAGATGTGGAGGCTGATACTGAGGATGAAGCACTAGGTGATACCGATGCTGATGTGGAGGCTGAAGGACTGAGTGATGCAGAGCTAGAACCTGATGGGCTTGCACTACCTGATGGGCTAGCACTAGGTGATGGGCTGACTGAGGCTGAACTAGAAGCTGAGCCAGAACCTGATGGGGAAGCTGAGCCAGATGGGGATTGTGAGGCAGATTCAGAGGCTGAAGGACTTTGTGATGGTGATTGACTGACAGACTCAGAGGCGGATGGGCTTTGTGAAGGTGATTGGCTTACAGAAGCTGAACCCGACCCTGAAGGGGACTGAGAAGCTGAGAAAGATAGACTTGGGCTTGCAGATGGTGATGCAGATGAGGAAGCAGAACCAGATGGGGAAGCGGAGAGTGAAGGAGATGCAACTTCGCTTTCAGGAATGATACTCCAGATAGCATATACATTGTCACCGGTATTCACATAGCGGTTAGAACCTGTCTCATCTAAGTGGCGGAAGAAAGCACCATGCTTAAAGCCTGAGTATCCAGTAGGAACTGTATTGCCTTCGGCTTCTAAGATGTCGTCTGTTGAAAGAATATGTGAACCAAAATGTCTTAAACTGTTTTGTGGACTTAAGTATGATAGTGTGTCCCAGAAGATAACTCTGTTGGTTCTATAAGGAGCAAGGGATGTAAGGAAGTCGGTGTCTCCACTACTTCTCTTTGAACTATCTAAAGCCTCTATACGAGTTAATTCATCTCTTGTTTTTCTAGGTAGCTGTTCTTTTAGTTCAAATTTTGACATTACTTACTTAATTTCTAATTTGCTAGCCCCCAATTAAGAGGGCTAGGGGATTAGAGGTTAGTTAGAATAACCAATATCCTTCGGTAGCCATCCAACGCCTTGCGTCTTTGACTTTCTTACCGTAGACAAATAAGTCTTTGTAAGCGGTTCCGAAGTCGCCAATTAGATCTTCTTCCATGCGGGCGTCTAATACCTTCTCTGCGAAGGTTAGCCACATTGGGTGAGCTGCGATGACTCGGTAGCCATCGGTGTTGTCACCTTGAAGTCTGTTTGACTTAAACAATTTGAATCCTTGGAGTTCACCCATGAATCCTTTTTTCACGAGGTCTTGGTATGCTTCATTCACATGAAGTACGATACCTGTACCTTGAATAAGGAGAGTGTAGAACTCTGGAGGTGCAATTAAGAACCTCTCGGAATCAGGAACTGAGGAGTGACCTTCAGATTCAGCTAGATCAAGTTTTTCCTTGAGCTGTGCAACGCTGTTCAAAATGTTACCAGTAGTAACTTGAAGCGGTGTTGCTGCTTCAATCGTGTAGCTTGAGCCACCTGCGATTGCTCCGCCTGTGTAGGCTGAGTCGCTGTCATCCAAGTCATCTTCAATTACGATAGAAGTTGCATTGGTGTAGGTTTTAACCCTGTACCATGCTGTGTGTCCATCTGCCTTGAAGCCTCTGCCCACCATTGCGGCGGTAAATGTAGTTCCGTTACCAGTTACGACTCCAGTAGTTACTGCGATAGTAACATCTCCTGTGGTGTAATCAGTTCCGACTCTATTACCTGCTCCGACATCGCCATAAGAATTAAGAACGAATGTTTCCATGTTCTTTGACCTCTCATTTGCGACCTGAGTCACGATAGTTGGGTGTGGGTTCTTGATATAAGATAACCATTTTGCTAATGTTTTCTCCTTCCAGTAGAAGGACTTATACTGGTCAATTATCAACTGAGCGTTGTTCTCAGTTAATGAATCAGCAGTAAGAGCTGAGTTTGCGTAGGTCTTTTCTGAAAGCTCATCAAAATCTAAAATGTTGATTTTTGAACCAACACCGTTAATCTCGCCTTCATAATCCCTATTCACAATAACATCTGTCAAGTCTTGGTCATACAAGTGTTGCATGACTTTCCCTGAAAATGCCTCGGCTAGTTTTGTGCCGTATGCTGACATGATTTTTAATGAATTAGTAAATTGAAGTCTTTACCGTTCCATTAAAGGAGTTAGGAGAGTTCTAGGTTAATAGTATTGAATGAAATCGGTGGTTGTCAAGTGGGAGATTAGACAGTTGTCTCAATGTTGCCAGCTTTCATCTGTCGTCTGTACTCATCGTAGTCGCTGGACTTCAAGACTCTTGCATCTTCTAGTGATATCTTGTTGCTCTTTGGAATTGGCTTCGTATTGGGGCCACCTGATCCTTTTTGGAACTGTTTACCTTTGGTGGACTTCTTGCCGGATGTGTTCTCGTGTAAGAAGGCTGATACTAGGATTTTGATTGGTACACTATTGTTCTCATCCTTTGTGGCGAACTTAATGAAGGCATTGGACTTACCCTCTAATTGAGGATGGTCTATCAAGGTCTGTGGGTCGTTGATGTATCCTCCGACTTCCTCATTCCACTTATCTATCTTGTTGGCTTGGTCTTTGGCTTTAGCAATAGCTTCTCTCCATCTCTTACTTGTTAGAGTTTCCTTAGCCATCTTCTTCTCTGTGTCACTCATTAGGTCATAGTCGTCCTTACCAAACTCTTTCTCTACTTCTTTCTGTGTTGGCTCTGGGATGTCCTCAGCATCAGCTAAGGCTTTAGTCATGGTTCGGTTCTTGGCGAGTATCTTCTGATTCTCACGAGCAGATGCGGATAGCTTCTTCTTTAAGTCTTGTTTAGGTGGTTTTGGTTCTTCTTCTGGCTCTTTTTCAGGCTCTTTCTCCTTAGCGAGTTCTTCCTCCACTTCCTTCTCTAGCACTTCCTCCTTAGTTGGGGGAACTACCTTCTTCGCTTCCTCTATCGCTTCCTCTTGAACTTCTACTAATTCTTCTTTAGTTGGTTTTTTGTGTTTTGCCATGTTTCTTTTTTACCGTCTCTTTCGAGGTTTGGGTTAGAAATTTATAATCTGCTAGTTGTGATGGTTTCAAATAATCTCGTCTTGCTTTAATGAAAGCCTTGTCGTTCTCGGTCAGTTCTACTAATGATTTTTTAAGTATCTGGTTTAACTTCTTTTGTGATGTCTCGTCCATTGCAGTAATAATAGTTTAATAATCCTCTAGTGTCAAGTCTTTGGTAGCATTCCGTCTATCATCTCCTCAAGTCTTTCCTTAGCTTTAGCAGGTGATACTAGGAAGGTCTCCCATAGTAGGTAGTTCTGAAGTCGTGCCTTTAACATGATTTGCTTACGATTGAATACTCTGAATATGAATATCCACTTAAACTCAGGCTCTTTGATTAGCTCTCGTTCAACTGACTCTCTCATGCTAACTATATACTTCTTTAGGGTAACTTGATCTATCTGAGCCTTCTGAACAGCCTTCAACATCTTGTTGTAGGTCGCCATCTCTACTGAATTGAGGGTCTCTATCTTAATACCAAACTTTTTCTCTAACTGTGAGGTAATACTCATGGTTATATTCTAGCAGGTATCTGTTGTTGTTGCTGAGGTTGTCCCGGTTGAAGCTCTTGTCCAGGCATCATTGCTGGCTTAGTCTTTTCATACTCCATTACATCGGTTATCTCGTCTGGCTCAAGGTCAGCGAACTCTAAGAGCTTGCGGTTATATATCTCCTTTAGCTTAGGATTGTCCATCATGTTCAACCAAACTGCATTTAGTTTGTTAAGTGAGTCCTCCTCATTGGCCTTCTTCTCATCTTGATTCCACACCTTCACTCTGTATCCTGACTT